CCGAAACAGAAGCCCGGCTAAATTCGCACGAACTGGTTTGTGCTGAACGCTATGAGCAAATCAATGCAAGGCTCAAGCGCATTGAACGCATCATCATGAACGCCGCTGGTGCAATGTTGATTGGAATGGGTGGCGTTATTTTTACCTTTTTGACCCATGCAACTCGATAAAATTGCTTCTGCCGATAATCCGTGGCCCGGCACAGAAACCAAAACTGTCATGGTTTGCCGCATTCCCAAACAGGATGACAAGCTGGGCGCAAATGAATTCAAAGACAAAGACGGACGCATCTGCCGCTGGGTGGTGGTGAACAAAAAATGATTGCTTTAAACCAAAGCTACATTCAATCTTTGTTTGATTACAACAAAGAAACAGGTGATTTTTTGTGGAAAATTGCTCGCGGCAGGAATGTTAAAGTAGGCCAAAAAGCAGGCTGCTTAAACAAAAGCGGATACATGAGCGTCAAGATTGATGGTAGAAGTTATTTGGTTCATAGGTTAATTTGGCTATATGAGACAGGTGTAATGCCTAAAAAATATATAGACCATAAAAACAGGGTAAGAAGCGACAATCGTTTATGCAATTTGAGGGAAGCAAATTTTTCAGACAATTGCCAAAATATCAGTTTACCCAAACACAATACCAGTGGACATATGGGTATTTCTTGGTACGCTAGAGATAACAAATGGAATGTCTACATAAAAATTAACGGAAAAAATAAATGGCTTGGCAGGTATTCATTGCTTGATGAAGCAATCAAAACAAGAAAACTAGGCGAAGACAAATATTACAATTTACCCAAGCAAGAAACTGCATCATGCTAGACCCTTTCACCGCTTTCGCAGCAGCCCAAGCAGCGGTAAAGGGAATCCAAGCCGCCATCAAGCTGGGCAAAGATGTGCAAGGTATTGCGGCTGATTTGGGCAAGTTCTTTGAGGCCAAAGACATTGTTCAGCAGGCCGCCAACAATCCCAAAAAGTTCAAGTCCGACACCGCGCAAGCACTGGAAACAGTCATGCAGGCCAAACAGCTTGCAGACGCTGAAACACAACTGAAAAACACATTGATATGGTCGGGCAATGCTGATGTTTGGGAAGGCGTTTTATTGGAACGCAACAACATCATTCAACGGCGCAAGAAAGCTGAATTGGAAGCGGCAGCAGCCAAAGCCAAACGCAACAAGGAAATCATGGAAGCGGTCAATTTGGCGTTTTGGATTTCGTTGTTCATTTCAGCAATCGGCATGAGTTACTTTTTTACGACTTTGTTCCTTGGAAGGAAAGCATGATGGAATGGCTTAAAACAATCGCTCCTACAGTCGCCACGGCGCTTGGCGGCCCATTGGCTGGTATGGCTGTCTCTGCCGTGTCTAAAGCCCTTGGATGCGACCCTGATGAAGTGCAGGACATCATCAGCAGTGGCAAGTTGACCGCCGAACAAGTGGCATCCATTCAGCTTGCAGAACTGGAACTGAAAAAACAGGCTCAATCAATGGGCTTGGATTTTGCCAAGCTAACTGTGGAAGACCGCAAATCTGCGCGTGATATGCAGATTGCAACCAAGTCCATGCTTGTGCCGTCTTTGGCAATCATCATCGTAAGCGCGTTCATTGGCGTGGTGATAGCAACGCTGGGCGGGTTTGCGGTTGTTGATTCTGTTCTGGCTGGCACTTTGATTGGCTACCTATCGGCAAAGGCTGAACAAGTGGTCAATTTTTACTTTGGTTCATCTGCGGGCAGCAAAGAAAAGACCGACATCATTGCCAAATCGGAACCCATCAAATGAAAGAAAACTTTGACGCATCTTTTGACCGCATCATCAAATCTGAAGGCGGCTATGTCAACGACCCAGCAGACAAGGGTGGCGAAACCAATCTTGGCGTGACCATTGGTGCATGGGGCGCATATCAAAACCGCGCCATTCAACCTGGGGAAATGAAGGCGCTAACACAGGAAGCAGTCAAGCCTTTCTACAAAGCCATGTATTGGGACAAAGTGAAGGGTGACAGCCTGCCATCAGGCGTTGATTACGCCGTTTTTGATTTTGCGGTGAACGCAGGGGTAGGACGGGCCGCAAAGTTTCTCCAGCGGGCCGTAGGAGCCGTGGATGACGGCGTGATTGGCTCGGGCACTTTGGGATTGGTCTTGAAGGCTCACCCCACCACTTTGTTGGACAACTTTGCCGACCAAAAAGAGCGTTTTTACAAAGGTCTAGCCTCCATCAACCCGTCTCAGCAAAAGTTCCTCAAAGGCTGGTTGGCGCGTGTAGACCATGTGCAAGACGCTGCCAAATCCATGATTGCGTAATTATTCCAACACTTTGTAGCCCCGCCCGCCCAAGCAAGTCCGCAGAATTTTCTCGCGGCGCTCATGCACTGTCCACGCTCCATCTGCTGCACCCATCAGCAAGCCCGTCAGAAGGCCCGCCAAGGCCGCAGAACCGGAACTGCGGGCACTACCACTAGAAAGCGCGTGTGCAAGCACCGCAGAGCCTGCGCCTTGAATTGTGCCTTTGACTGCCATCTGCGGCGCGTAGCCCACATCTTCCGCAATCCTGGCGCATTCCATTTCATCGGCGTAATAGTTCTCAGGGTGTGCGCTTGACTTCGGGTCAATCAACGGCTTGGAGGCACAGCCTGCCAGCAACAGTACCAATAGCAAATATTTCATGTCGGTTTCCTTTTTGTGGGTTTGGGGCAATTGGCAGGCACTTCAACCACGCACCAAATGGCTTCGTGTGGTCGCCGCATTCTTCCAATCACCCATCGGTCAATGTACGCATCTGCCATCTTTTTGAGGCACGCCCTGACCACTCTGTCATCAATACCTGTTTGCAGGCAAATGCCTCGCACACTCAAGCCATCGGAATGTTCGCGTAACAACGCCCGAATGACGGGTGGCTTTGGCGCGTAGTGGACATTTTCAAATTTCATACAGACGGCGTGGCTTTCCAAGGTTAAAGACAAAGTTCATTGTGTTGTGTACCGCACGGCGCTTGTCGCTGCGCTTGCGGGCTTCACGCCGATTCTCTTGGCGGTTCATCTTTTTAGCATCAGGCTTGTCGCCCAGGTCATAGATGGCCCGTGGATAGCATCTTCCATGTTCGCTGTCATGTGTGTAGCCTGAGATGTGAATGCGCTTGGGAGTCTTTGCTCCAGCTTTTGCCATGCGAGTGATGACCGCCGAACAATTCATCCTGTCCATGTCAAGGTGAAAACAAATTTCGCTGCGTGTCATCGGGCCGTATTTTTCTAGGCAAGCGGTGATGCGGGCAACTGTGCTGCCGTAGGGCTTCATTTTTTCAATCCTCGGATGTAAACCGAAAAGCTGTACTGCGTGGTTGGCCCAAAGCCTTTCATCTCACCGATGCGTGCAGCGGCTTCATCTAATGCGTTGTTCCAGCCATTGAGATAGTGCATATTGACCAATTCAAGTTGCTTGAAATAGCTTTCTCGCAATTCGTCCCGTTGCGCTTTGATGCACATAGGGTTTTGACAATGGTAGCTGCATGAATGAATGTCATCCATTGTTCTTTTCCTTGAGTTTGGCGCGGTAGCGGTGCTCATAGTTGAATAGCCAAAAACTTATCCACGCTCCAAGAATCGTAATCATCCGCTCTTCTCCTTGAGTTTGGTTTGAATGGCTTTGGCAAACCCTTGCGGGTGCGGGTAATCAGCATGAATCAGCGCAATCTCATCCTCCGTCAGCCCTACCCACGGGCGCTGTGGTGGGGTGGTGTAGACATCCACACGTTCGTAATGCTTTGGGTGGCCTAAGAATTGTTCGCCAGCCTTGCCAATTACGCCGTGATGTTCGCCGACTAAAAGCAGCGTCCACGCCACAGGCTCCTGCGCTGGCTGTGCTAGGGCTTGAAGTGCGCAGTCAACAACTGCGCGGTCTTCGTCTGAGCCAGCAATGCAGCATTTACCTTCGGGGTCGCACAGAACCGATTTAAGTTGGTCAATCGGATTCATAACGACTCCAGCAGTTCGGTTTTTGATTTGAATAACCACG